GATTCTTAATGCGGTCTTGTGCTTTCTCTACGTTCTTGGTAACAGTATTGGCAAAGTTATTAGAACCAACACCCTCGTTCATAAAACGAATCAATCGTGCTTTGGCATCCATCTCTGCGGCAATAAATGCTCGTTCACGCAATGCTTCACTATTGCCAAAACTATTTGCATAACCAGTTACTTCAATAGCTCGGATCTCGCCTTTGACACACAACGCATCAGTAACACCAAACATACCTGTACCAAATGCACAAGACCATTCAATCTTAATACCTTGACGTTTGAAACTAGAGGTAAGTTTTTGTGCATTGATTGCAGTAATGGGCGCAGATTCTACACTTGCCTTTTTGCTAGTTGACGAACATCCAGCTAGCACTAATGCTACTGAGATTGCTAAAAGTTTGAGTTTCATATATACTCCGGTTTTGTTAAAGATGTGTTTATTATACACTATCTTTAACTAAACGTCAACTGTTTTGGTTATTCTTTTGAATTTTGATGTAATCTTCAATTTGGGTACGTTCATTATCCGATAGTAATTCAGGATCGTATTCGCCCTTACCCAACATCTCAATCAAATATTCAATATATTTTGAGTTATACAAGTAAGTGTTACTAGAAGTTTTGGCAATTTCAATCCAATTTCTACCATCATACTTGTAAACCTTGTTTGGTAATACGTCTACACGGGTAAATACATCTCCCTTATCCGCGGAATCAGGAAACTTAGGACCAAAACCACTACTGACTAATTTACCCGAATCAACTGATAACTTTAAGAATTCTGGATGCTGACTAAACAACGCATCTCGTTGCATATGTTTCCCGTCATATGAGACATATCCACCCGGCAACTCTTTAAAGGGCAAATCTTGTTTTACTACCATACTATGGTCTTCGTCTGCTGTGGGTTCATCTACTACTTCAGCTTTGGGAGCAACCATTGGCTTAGTATCAAAACTAACAAATGGTTTACTTAAATAAGGATGTTGTTCTAAGATAGTCTTTTCGGGTTCAGTAAATTTCCATTCTACACCTTCGGTATTATCCATTACGTCACATTGTTTATTGGGGCAGAAAGGACCTATGCCGGGCGCATTTATTAATGGAGTACCGCACATATAACACTTGATAGGATCATCTGGTACTTCATTTGTAACAGATTCTTTTATCTGTGTAATTTGTTCTTCTGTAAGCGGGCCATCATCTGGTTCATATGCAGGTTCAGTGACAGTGGGAGTCGATGGTGTTTCATTCCCTAGAGGGCTGTCACCCTCCTCATCTTCTTTTTCTTTATCCCATTCTTTACTTGCATTAGCCGCAAGTACAAGCGCAATAGCTAGTGGATCAAATACAATAACTAACAGGATAATAACCCAACGTACTGCCGCTTCTAGTGTATTGTTATCAGCATTGTCACCGTATATCAATGCGGCAATATACTTAATAGGACCAACTTCAGCTTCTACTTTACGATTTTCGGCCGCAATAGGTGCTCGTTCTTCATTTAGTTTAGCAATTTCTTTTTGAGCATCACCGATTTCTTTTTGTAGTTTAGTACGCTCACCTGCTTGTTGTCTACGAATCTGTACAGCACGTTCAGCACTATTCTCGCTATCACCACGACTTAATCGTTGGTCAACTTGATTGTCCATTTGAGTTAGTGCTTTACGGGCTAACTCAATGTTGTCTCGTTGTGTTTTAATCTTTTCATCATAGAGTGATAGTTTGGCTTGACTATCACCCGTATTTAAACCGTGTTCCATATGTGCTTTACTTAAAAAGCCAAAAATACCCATACTTGTTAGTAACGCTAACGCAATAACTGCTGGCACTAGATAGAGTTTGAGCATAAAGCCACACCGATTCCAGTATTTGCGTAACCATACTGTGGTGGTAATCTTTCCTACTTCTAGGATACCACCCATGATGATAACAGGAATAACCGCACCTGCAAAGATGGCGGTTAATCCAATGATACTATACCAGGCAGCTACTGAACTAAGAGATAGTGCCACTAACAATGTTAGATTTGAGAATGATAGAAAATTTAAGCGCATCTAATATTTAGTCTTTAAATAGGTAGCCATAAGTGTTGATAAATTCCTCTACTCCCATTACGTATCTGACGGGTATACCTGGACCTGTCTTAGTCATATAAGTTATCCAGTATATACCCTCATCACGCAATTTAATTTGTGTGACAGTGATTGTAGCACCATCTTCAAATACAAAAGATTTACCTATTAAATTTTGTAAATCAGGTGGCATCATTTTTCATTGTGATACACATCAAACTGTGCCCACTGACCTCGCCAGTTGTCGTGTTCACCATCCATACCCTCGTCATCAAGTTCAGCACCATCATATACTAATCGTGTAACAACACTTGTGCCTTGAATATCCCAGTTGAATACTTTAAGCTTCTTAGGTTCAAATACACCTTCAATAGTAGTTTGAATACAACTGCCTTTACCACCTTGAGTCCACATCAACCAATAACCCTTACCTAGATGTTCTGGATATAGTTCTTCTAATTCTTCAGAACAATCATAACGACTATCTTCTTCACCGTGTGCTTCACTAAAGAAGTTTTCTATGTCACCTTCATAGATAGTCTCACCTTCACTATTCTCAATAGTCATATGAGTATCATCTTGGTCAAAACCCCAGAACGAATGTTTACCTTGATACTCATAGTAAGGCAAATCAAATCGTGCCGCCTTAGGAGTTTCATTCTCATCGTAGTCATAGTTCTCGTTAAGGGCATCACTCAAATCATCTTCGTGTTCTTCACTACTCCAATGTTCATATTGTTGTTTCTTAATCTTGTGTACACCAATCTCACGTGTACGACCCCACACACGAATTGTATATGTATCTTCAGGATAACTTTCTTTTAATGACCCATCATCTTCTGCCTCGTTTTCAAAGGGCCATTTAGCAGTTTCCACAAAATTACTATCTGGAGTAGGCCAATGTGCAGAAGTTTTATCTCCTGCAGTTAATGTTTCAAACTCTGCCTTGAGTTCTTCCAATGCTTCTTCTAGTTCAGTTTCATCAACTAGTTCTTCTTCATCTTCTTCGGCTTCTTTAGCCCAACGTGCAGTACGTTCTGCACTTGCCTTTTCTTCTGCAACTCCGGCTTCTGTTAGTTCAACATCACTTTCACAGTACGGGCAAACTTTTCTAGGATTATCAATTTCAGTTCCTTCTTTATCTACCCAAGACCATTCAGCATTATAACTCTGACCAGTCCACTTACAGTTAGTGCATTTGTGAGTATGCGGTGCAGGCTCAGGCTCAACAACCCAACTAGACTCATCACCTAGTTCATAGGTAACATCATAACCACCTTTACGGTCAGTCCAACAATCATCGTATTGAAATTCCCAGTCAATCTCTACATCATTATCGCTAGCGTCATTGAATACATCTTCATAATCAACTTCACCGGACTCAATATCTGCAAGTTTTTGTGCAATCTCATCCTCATCCAAGTCAGGATAGATTGCACTTAATAGTTCTTCATCAATTTCAATAGCATATTGTCTATCGTGTTGATGCCATTCGTGTTTAACAATTGTTACCATTATATTCTCCTATTGAGTATTCTATCATTTATCGTCACGGAAACGAACGAATCTGGGGAAACGCAAACTTCATAATAAACCTCGTTTCTTATATTCTTTCTCAAGCAAATCTTTAGGTACACTGTCATTTCTACCAAGTCCCAAACTTCGTTTTAGATCCTGTCTTACTTTTGCTTTTTGCCCTTGAATTTCTTTAGTAGATTCCTTATGAGTTTTACCTCGCATACTTCTACCGTCATAACTACCTTTTTCTTTTCTGGTTGCGGCAATTTTTTCTCCCCTGCCTGTATAATCTTGTGTAAAATTTGCTTGCCTTCGTGCCTCTTTCCCAGCTGTCGCACGTTCTTCCCCTAGAATTTCTTCTAATGTTTTACCACGCATATTATTACCGCAGGCATATTTTTCTTCTTCTGTTCTAGGATTTTCTTCTCTAAACTTTTTATTCGATTGGCTAGCTTTTTTCTTTTCTTCTTCAGTTCTAACTCGTTCACTATTAGCAATAGCGACTCTCTCATACCGAAGAATTTTTTTATCATCTTGTGTTAGATCGACTTCTTTATATAGTCCCTCAATTTTTTCACGTAGGACTTTAGCATCAATTTTTTTCATATTCAGTTCTTAACTTTACAATTATCCATATGATATCTTGCCATATTACCAGATGCTCCCGTTTTTTCACAGTGTGGGCAAGTTAGCATTTGTGTCCTAGGTTTACGCATATTAATTTTACCTGCTTCGCTTCTAGGTTTACGCATTTTTAAGATATCTTCTTCTTTATGTTTTGTTCCCTTATTAACAGGGATCTGTCCTTTTTTCTTTTTACTTATAATGGATTTGGTCTCATCAGTATGGGATTTATTGTAAAAGGGATTATTTTCACCAGTCTGATCCGGCATTGAAGCCTGTCGCTTTGCACGAACAACCGGATCGGCATTATTTTTTGCATTTTTCTCCAACCATTCTGGATCTAATGCTCTTTCTTGATTGACAATAGTTCTTTTTTCTTTAATAAGAATTTTTCTGTCATCTTGTGTTAAATCCTTGCCTTTATATAATCCTTCAATTTTTTCTCGAAGGGCCTTGGCGTCAATAATAGTCATTTATGCCGCCTGACGAATAAGTTGTTTCCAACGACCTTTGTAGTCGTGTCCCGGGCGATGTTTGGATTTTTCTAAGTCTTTCCAAAGTTTTTGTTTAACCATACGCACACTTTTATCTTTTAGATTTTCCCAGTGTTCGTGTAGAAACTCTAACATTTCTTCCTTATCATTTTGTGTAGCATTAGGGAGAATGTTATGATTTAATACTAAATCAGCAATCCAGCCCCAGTATTCATTTTTAGCCATATACTGGTCTTGATATGTTAAGCGACTAAAGATAGCATATCGATCTTCAAGTTCGTTAATCATTTTCATAGATTTCTTTGCCTTCTTTGCTTCAGCAACATCAATATCAGTGGCAAGTGCGTGGTTCATAGTGAAGATAAACTTTACACGACCATAGAAAGGGATTTTGAATCCCGGCTCACCGTCTACTCTAAAGTTATCAATAGCGGCCCTCTCAAATGGTTCTGCTTGTTTGTATTGTGCACCGAGGCTTGCGCCATATACAAGTTTGTCAGACATTTCTTGCTCTAATGCAATTTTCATAGTATCAACAAATTCACTATCAAAAAGAGTTTGTAGATCATCACAATATACTACCACTTTGGGTAAGATTTCAGGATCTATCCAATTTTTAGGATCAGTATCATTTGCTGGCCAACCTGCGGCGTGTAAAGTACAGGCTAACTTTTTCATAAAAGCCCAACGGCTTACGTTACCTTCAAAATGACAGAGAACAATGTTTCGATTATCTGCCTCTCGCATAACAGTATATGTTTTACCAACACCTGCTTGTCCGCGAATATAGAGATGTGTGTCAAAGTCATCAAAAAAATCTGTGATGACTTGTTCAAACTCGGTACGTTTATTTTGTCCTACAGAAATGTAGGGAATAAGATTTGTAGAAATTGCCATAATGCCTCCTCAGACATATTAAGTTGTAGATATTCATTATCTACGGGTTGAACGTTAGAACCTATTTCTAACTATGCTATAGTATAGCATAACTATTTATTGTTGTCAAACATATTTTGATATTTTTTACCCATTTACTTGTCGTCACGGAAACGAACGAATCTGGGGAAACGCAAACTGTAAGTACCATCTTGGTTCTGTGTAATCACATCACACAAGACCTCAGCAGTTCGACCAATAACCATATTACGGTTAGTCCAATAGTCATCTCTATCACCGTCACTGAAGCCACTACCAACATTGACTGAAATTTCTTTTCCATCATCAACTCCATGACAAACTAATGCACCAAGTCTTCCTAAATTTCTACCAGTACCTTCTTCAACACCTACGACCTCTAAGTCTACAGTTAATGTTGGCTTCCATTTCATCCAATCAGTGCTACGCTTACAGATATAGGGAGCTCCTAGTTCTTTAATCATAATGCCTTCAAAGCCTGCGTTCACATTGTCTTTAGCATAACGCTCAAGTTGATCCTTACCTGCCGCGGTATCAAGGTCAACCATGATGTGTGGCAGTAGTTCAACGTTGGGCATTGTATCAACAACAGGTCGCATACTATCTAACAATGCAATACGTTTGCGTAGTTGAGCATTCCAATGTCCTTCACGGAAGTCTTGTAGTGGAACAATATCAAAGATATTAAACACACTGTCATCAGCTTGAACATCAGATTTACGGCGTGCTTGACGCATCAGTTCTTGGAACGTATTACCGATCACTTCACCATCTAATACAAAGCCATCAATCAAACTACGACCTTGATCGGTACTGTTACAGGCACGAACAATCTTAACAAAGTTGTCGCTAATCTGTTTTTCAATGTGACCAAAGTTATCAAACACTTTACCGTTACGGCTGTAGCAAACTGTAGTCATACCTTCACTTGCTCCAGGGATAACCATCAACAATACACGCACACCATCTAGTTTAGGTTCTAAACGTTTGGTGCCCTTCATCTCAGGACGACCTTCGCTATTAGTTGCTAGTTGACAACCAAAGATTGGAATCTCATATTCTGTTTTCTTACAAATTTTATTGATTGTTTTGTCACTGATACCTGCACGTAAATCTCTACGAATGATAGGAGCACAGAATGTATTCCATTCGTTACTATCAAAACGTTCACTCATCTCATTGATGGCATCAAGTGCGGCATTACCTGATAAATCACGGTGTGACAATAGTGTAAGTAATGTATTAAAATCATTCCAAGGATTTTCTGCATCAATGATACCAACTGTATCAGGAACTTTTCGCACACCAAATGTAACGTAGGGATTATAACAAGCTTTAGTCAAACCTAGAAAAATCTGGGCATTTGTGCTACCAAGGACACTTGCCTCTAATGCTTGTTTGATAACGTCTTCCTTATGCAGGCGACTATCTGATTCGTTTAGTTTATTAATCCAACTTGCACTCATTCTTCAACTCCAAAATATTCTGACATTTCAGACGCAATAGTATAACCATCACCTTCTTCACCAAAACTTACACATAATTCTAGGCAATCAATAAGAATTAATTTGGCAAACTTTTCGTGATTGACATGGCTGGTGTTAGGATCGGGCCATATTTGTTTTGCTAATTCTAACATTCGTTCGTTCATATTTTATCCTGAGAATGGCCACGCTGTTGTTGCTACAAAAGGTGGACGGGGTTTAAGTTCTACTGTTTCAATACTCTCATTATACACGTCCTCGTCAATTTTGTCAACAACAAACGGACCCAAAATAGTAATAGTATCTCCTTCTACTTCCCAATTACTGTAGTCATATAACCAAGCCGCACCACTACGCTCATACTCATCATTTGGGTCACCGTTTGCCCAAAGTTCTTCAATTTCTTCTTTTTCTTCATCAGTGAAACTATCATCAAACTCAAAGTCTACCGCACAAAGGTCCTCAAGTTCACAACCCCAACCAATACTAGGATCTACGTTATGTTCACTATCATCACTAAAAGGTAGTTCACTCTCATCTTCAACAAAGCCTTGTCCCCAGCGATATGTTTCGGTAACACTCCATCTACGGTTATTATCTTTATCAACAGCATCATATAATGCTTCAATAGATTTTTTATGTAATGGTTTAATTCTGTACAATATCTTCAACATAATCTCCTTGTAAAAGCATATCAATATGTGCGGTTAAATTATCTACGTCCAAACCGTGTGCTAGATAACCTTCATATAAACAGTTATCATAACTTACACTTGGTGCAATTTCTGGTCCCTTATTATTCATAATATAAGCCATAGCAATAGTGTTATCTTCTAAAACTACATCAATCTTATTATAATAATAAGGATAACCTTCTAATTTATCTAATGCTTTTTCACATTCAGGTGTAATCTCCCACAACACACCTTCCATTGCACTACCGGGAACAAGGTCAATATCCGCGTGGTGTCTAAACTTTAACTCAAAGTTAGGCAATATACAACGGCCGAGACTGACCGCGTTTGGGCAACGATTATTCATCTCGGCAACATTTGTGTTCATACCATACGCAAAATAATATTTGTTCATTACCAGCTACTGTTATAAAAAACTTTCAATCCCAAGAACACTTCTGCCTTAGCGTTGTTTACAAACTCAAGGTCTTGTTCATAGTAATGATTATCAGCAGGATTGCCAAAGAAGAAACCTTCAGTGTCTGGAAGTTGTTTATGACGAATAGCTCGTTCAAGTTCATCCAAATCATCCCAAGTTAGTTCTAACTCAATACCATTGAATGTGGCATCACTATTGCCTGTACCGGGCATACCCCTGCTTCGCCAAAGACTTTCCATCCAACCATGCAAGTTAGGATGCTTGCGCCAATAAGCAATCTCATATGGCTTAGTAACTGTCTTACTCACAAACTCACTACTGGTTGCATCAAACTCTGCGGTTTCGTAGAAGTCATTGTATTGCCCTTTCTTGCCGGCAACATAAGCATACATATCTAGTCCCATTTATTTCACCTGTTCAACTGTTACTTGTTTAACTTTTTCTACACCGTTGTCAGCCATCTTAGCGATACCACTAAAGCCAACTGTTGATACAACGATACCAAGAACAAAGCCTACTAATAAATTTGTCATTTTAAATCTCCGGAAAGTTAAATGTTTGCCAATCTTCGGCATACTCTTTTTCTAAACACTGTGCCGCATCAGTGTAACCATGATTGACTAATGTTTGTTTACACTCGTCAATAACCAGTGAAAAGAATGTATGATAAGCCTTATCAGCATTTTCTGCACCTAACCATTTAGGCCAGGGCTCACCGTTAAAGTCAACATACAATCCTGCTTCACTTGAAAGCTTTTTAAAAACTTCATTCATCATTAGATTCCAAAACGTTGTTTCAGTTGTCCTACGCAATCTCTACGGAACGCATCTTCAATCTGATTACGATAGTCATCATAACCTGGACTCAATGTTTCTACCACATTGATACATTCTTTTGCAATCAGTAACGCAAACGTTTCTGGATCAAAGTCATATGTGTAAGTGGATTTGTTTCCACTATCATCAACTTCAATATAGCCGCCTGCTTGTTTGAAAAGCAGTTCTATTGACATATTCATACAATCACCTTTACACGATTAAGTTGGGTACTGTTATCTCTGTGACCTTTAACAGTACCATAAATGTCATACATCTTGCCTATTTCCAATTCACTCTTATAAGCAAAAAATACAACTTGGTCATCACTATTGATACCGGTAATAAAATTTACATTGTAAGTTTGTGAAAATGCCGATCTCAATACTTCAACACTCGTTGATACTTTATTACCAACTTGACCAATAAAGCCACCTTGTGCAAAATTGATACGCTGGTCTACTGTTTGACGTTTTACACCACGCTCATAACAACTTGGCAAACTTGCAATTACTGCCAAATCATAAGTACCAGTGATAACTTCACGATTGGCAATCAACATAGCATTGTTATCAAACTCACTTAATTGTTTACCTTGTAGTATTTTGAAAGTGAATGCTTGATAGAAAGCACGAACCTTTTTACCTTCTTCCCTAGACTCATCGGTAATCAATGTAGTATCAACCAACAAACTTTCCACAATCTGACGATTGGATAGTTTGTTCTGACTTTTGTCGTCCTCGGTCAATACACTCAGTTTAACATACGCACCATTAGTGCGTTGTGCCTGACAAGCCGCGGCCCACACATCATCAGCATTAAGATTCAAC